GGTCAACATTTACCAGCGGTGGCGTACATAGCGACGTAACACGACCCGGCCGGCAATGCGCACGCGGTCACGACATCGTCATCCTTGAGGAACCACGCACCCTTGCGCCGCACGGCCGTCGCATAGTGTCCACCGGACGCATAGCTCCCGTGGTGGATCACGGCCGCGATTAGTTTGTGCCCACTCGGGAGCTGCTCGGGGGCGCGACCCGCGGGCACGAACGTGACGATCGGTACGCGCGGCCAACGGGACACGGTCGTACGGACGGCCGCGACGTTATGTGTCTGGCCGTGGTCGTCCGTGTAGCCATTCAGGGTTTTCCACGCGGGCTCATCTTCGAGCGGCGCGCCATGGACGAGCCGAGTCGTGAACGTCTCGTCACGGGATGACTTGCCGCCCGGGAACACCGTCTCCTGTGTCTCGACCCCGTTGAATATTCCCCGGATGAACTCGTGGCCCATGGACGACTCGAGGACGTCGATCATCGCCAGTATCACCTCTTGGGCGTCGTGTTGTCCGTTGTTCGCAAACGACCCGAACCGAGCGCGGAATGCGCCGAGCAGCGCCGACGGGTCAACCGGGCCGGGCTCGCGCGTCGTCCATATCTGCCGGACGACCTTCTGATACTCGCGCGTGATCTCACACGTGCCCCTGAATGGCGGGTCCCGGAGGAGCTTGTTTGATAACGGTGGAACATGTGCCAAGGCCTGAATCGCCGAATTGAAATAACACGTGTTTCCGAGATTCAGGAGACCTCTCATTGATTCGGGTCTCGAAAAAAAGAGGTTTCGTGTGCCTCACTTAAACACGCCCCCCGACAAACACACAAACAACAAACATGGACGTCGCCCACAAGCTGTTCGAGACGTGGGAGCCGATCGTCAACCAGTACAAGCACGTGCCGAACGTCGAAATTGAGGTTCGACTCGGCTCCATCGGGCCCAAGAACTTTGAGGCGAACGTCGGCCGAGCGGCCTTTGAGAAGGTGCTCATGGGTCTACAACGATACGCCGGCTGGGAGTCGACGAGCGAAAAGCAATACACGGTGTACTACGGCCCGGGTGGCAAGCGCATCACGGTCGATGAACAGACGGACGAGTCCGTCGCGGTGATCAAGAAAAGGCTCGCCGTGGACGACTTTACGCTCAGCGGCAACTCCTCGTACGATGTCCGGATAGGCATTTCGTCCGAGGTGCCGTACGTGCGCGACGAGGACGAGGTCATGGAGTCGCTCCGGTCAAAGAAGCGGTGGTCATTCGTCCGCAAAAACCTCTCGATCGACCTTTCGATCATGAAGGGTGACCAGGATGACCCCGACACGGACTCGGACACGACCTACCACATCGAGCTCGAGATCGTGAACCCGACGCTCGTGCACACACGCGACGAGCTCTTCAATATCCTTTACAAGATCTTTGATATCATTTCTCTATGACCGCGAGCGCTTCTTTAATAAAATTCTCATTGACATTCGATCCTTGACTATGATTGGGAGTTTTGTTATTGTTTGCGTTCATCGCGGGCGTTCCGTTCGGACCGCGGCCGTGCTTCACTGCTAGGAGCGCCATGTAGCGGTCTTGGGGCAGGAGCGCGTTCCACTCCTTGTGTTGATTGCGATTCAGGTACGCATACGCGACGGCCCTCTGCTCGGCGAGCTTGAGCTTGTCAAAATCGTGCACGCGGCTCGCCTTGGTCTTGCCTAGAATGTCCGGGGCGTAGTTCCTCTTGACCTTCGTGTCACTCAAGAACGTGTACGACACACCATTCACCTTGACGTTGGCCGGTTGGCGGATCGGCCCGTTGAATTTCTTGGTGATCAGGTACTCGAGATTCTCACGCTTCATGCCACCGTGTGCCGCGGCGATGTTCAGGTTGCGCGCAATCTTGACCAGAGCCTCGACCGTGTACCGACGGGCCTGTTTGCCATTAATTCGGAAGAAGCCCTTCTTGTTCTGATTGATCACATGACCACCCGGCCGATTCAGGTTCGGCGAGGCGTCAATACCGAATAGGGCCTTGACGTGGGCCGGGATGCGCATGCCGGCTTTCTGATACGCCTTGATGACCGTCTTGCGGCCGGATGCCTTGTCGGTCGGAATCTTGTACCATGTCGGCTTGAACGATGGGCCGGGTCGGACATAAAAGCCATTCTTCTGGGCCGAGAAGTTTGCGGGGCCATTCGTCGTGGTGGCGTTTTTTGGAGGCGCCGCAACATTGTTCGTGATTCCCAGAGCGTTCCGGACGTGCCTCGGGATGTTCACGCCGGCGGCCGCATACGCCTTGACGGTCTTCGTGCGGACGAGACGCGTGTTCGCCGGGAGCTCATAGAAGCGTGGTTGGCCATCCGGGCCCGGCCGGACGTAATGACCGTTCTTTCGCGCATTGTAGTTCGGAGCGCGCGCGACGCGCATGTTCACCGCGTACGCCTTGAGCTTCTCCTTGTTCCGACCGGCCGTTTGGGGCTTCGTGAGCTCCTTGTCAATCAGGGCCGTCTTTATCGACACCTTGTACGTGTCGAACAGAGACTTGAAGAGCTTCGCGGCGACACCCTTTTCGGCATCCGACTTGGCCCCCTTGAACGTGACCGTGCCGGTGTTGTAAAGGTTGAGGCTGATCGGCGGGTCGACGAACGTCACGGTCATCATGCCCCGGCGCGAATCGTCCGGTGGGAGGCCGAGCGACGCGACGCTCCGCGGCACCTTGGCGGACACCTCGTCGAACATGCCAAATACGTCAATCTCACGGTTCACGTAGAAGCGACCACTGATCGACACAACCTTGGCCTTTGCATTGCCGAGGCCATAGTATTTGCCGAGAAAGCGCGCGACGCGTTCGTACGGGCCGTCTGTCCAGATCATCACCTTGCCTGTTTGGTGGATCGTGACGGTCGCGGATGCATTCGGTCCCGTGAATTGCACCTTGAACTTCATGGACGTGATTCCGGGGTAATCCCCGATCGTCTTGTTGCGCGCGACGCGCAGGCGCGGAAGCGTCCCGACGAGCGCGTACCCCAGGACTTCATCGACGCCCGGGGGGAGGTCCCGTGCGAGCACGTCATCAAAGTCCATGTCGGACACGGTCAACGTGACAAACCTACCTTGGACGGACGGGACGGTGAGTGCGAATGACGTGGCGCGATTCGTATACGGGCCGTGCCGGGCCCGGAACGCTGCTTGAATCTTGCGTGCGGCCGCGTTCATAATATGAAACATGACACACATTTTAGTATTCATCCATAGCGACAACCCCTTGCTCGGCGATATCGAGCCCGAAGATGAATGGTTGTGATGCGTATGCCGTGCCCTTGTACGTCATCGTGTGTTGACGGACCTCGATTTCGCGCGCACTGAACGGGCCGGCGTAAAAGTCGGGGTTGAAACGCGGCCGGCCCAAGTTGTTCTCTTGACAGTGCTGATTGAAGATGTTGATGAAGACCTTTTGGGGGCAGCAGAGCGTCGTCCCAAAGTGCACCTTCTCGGACGCCATGAAGTGCCGAAGCGTGTTCGTCACCATCGCAACCTGTGTTTGGACCGTCTTGAAGTATTGTGGGACGACATTCCAAATGTCCTTGTCGGAATACTTCTGGGCGTACTCGAGGTAGGCCCGGACACACTTGCATAGAATCGCTGGAAGCTCGAGCTCGAGCTTCGCCTCCATGTGTGGGTCGGCTTCGGTCACCGCCTTGGCAAAATTCCACGCGAGGATGCGTCGCAAGACCGAGCCCGAGTTGTCGCGCCAGTTTGGAACCTCGTTGCCGGCGAGCATGCCGGGCGTCTTCCACGTGATGTTCTTGGCGGTCTTGTTCTTGCGCGCGATGCTCATGTCCTCACCGGACACGAGCGATTGAAACTCAGCCTGTTCGAGTGCCAAGTCACCCTTGACCTCGGGGCTAATGAACATGAAGCCGCCGTGGATCGACTCGAGCCCAAACTTCTTCTCGATGTTGTTCGAGAGCGTCCGGACATCTTGGCCCTCGTAGAATTTGCCGACAATCTTCGTGACGATGGTCGACTTGCCCGAGCCCGCAATGCCCTTCAGAAACGGCATGACTTGCCAACTGTCCATGTCGTTCACGTCAAAGCACAGGCGCCCGCAGAAGACGTAGAGCCACCGACACACATCATCGGGGAACTTTTGGTACTCCATCACCTTGTGCATGTGGGGCGTCGGGATGTCGTACCAATCATCGACGGCGTGCGTGTCGAACGCGACGTCAAAGTACCGCGAGGACACGATCGTTGGATCGAGTGCCCTGCATGCATCCGATGAGTACTCGTAAAAGTTCGAGACGTACTTGTGGCCGTCCCACTCCTTGCCGACGAAGAGACCGTTCCGGAAGGACCACACGTGGCGGTTGCGCGTGATCGCCGGGAATTGCAGGTCCTTGCATGCCGTCAAGTGCTTGATCGTGTCGCTCACGTTCGAGCCGCGGTGCGTCATGTTCTTCCACATGTCGTACTTGTTCTCCTTTTGAGTGTAGTAGTACACAAAGTCCTTGATTTCGAGCATCTCCTTCCACGCCTTGGTCAAGTGGCCCTCGGGCGTGCTGATTTGCTTGCAGCAAAAGTCCCCATAGCGGCGCATCTTCATCAGGTAGAGCTGATTCAGTAGGTACAGGAGGAGCTTCTGGTACGGACTCGTCTGATCCTCCTCTTCGGTCCCCGTGTCCATCGTCGAGCACCGGAAGAGCGAGTGGTCCATGTCACCCTTGATCGGCACGTACGTCGGATGATTGATACGCTCGAAGCTTCGGACATATCTAAAAATGATCTCGTAGCCGTCGTCGAGCATTTCGATCAAGCGCGTGATTCGGTTGCCGAGCATGAACTCGTCACCGTTGATGTCCGTCGTAGCCTTTTCGAGCACTTTGAGTTCGTTGCTCCGGTGGTACATCTCTGAGAGGCGGTTGACGAATCGGCGCTTGACCTCGACGATACGGTCAAGGTCTACATTTACGGGCATTCCATTCGGGTCGAGTTCGTCGTCCCGGAAGAAATGGCGGAACCCATGGGTCAGAGGCGCAAAGCGGTCACCTTTGCAGTTCAGACACATTTTGAGTTCGAGTTCACCGATTTGCTTTTCGAGCGCCTCGGCTGTCATACTGTTCGCGTCCGAACGGAGCACTTCCATTCGGATTTCGTTCACGTGCGTCTCGGACGTGTCACGTTCGAGGGTGTGTACCTCCATGCACTCTCAACGTTCGGCATTTTTATCTACGCTGAGTGCGCTGAGCATCTTGATCAGGATCTTGTTCTGAGTGTCAAAGGCGGCCGCGATCTTCTCGGTCGCGTCCTTCATAGAGGACAGGATGGACGCGATCGTGTCGCCCTCCTCGGTCGTCAGGACGGACATGAGGGGGTCGAAGCCCTCCTCGTCGTCACCCTCCTCCATCTCGAAATCATCCTCCTCGTCCTCAACTGGCTCGGGGCGGCCCTCAGTAGCAGACATTGTTACTGGTGGTTCAGATTTTGTTCGCATTGTTTTTACGCGTGAGGATTTGCATGATGTTGCTCCGATTACGGATGTGACCCGCGAGCGCCTTCTCGAGCTTTATCACACGGTTCGCATTTGCGGTCGTCGGGTTGTTCACGAAGTTCTTGGTCGCATTCGTGAGATTCACGGCCGCGTTGGCCGCGTTTGCATTTGCGGCCATGACCGCACCGGCATTTGCCGCGATATACTTGTTTTGTGTGACGAGACCAGCCGCCAGGGCGTTGTTTGACATTAAACCATGCCGCGAAAAAAAGGCAGACGGGCAACTAAAGGCCCAGGCTCTTAATAGCCTAGTGGATGCCTTTCGTTTACTCGATAAAGTGCAAGGTGGAGCCGTTCCGCGAGTACATCGGTCAGACGACCTATGATGACTTTCAGGTCCGACTCAACGGGCACATCGGCGAGGTGAATAACGGTCGAAAGCGCCACCTGTACAATTCAATTCGTAAGTATGGTTGGGACAATTTTATCGTCAAAATACTTCATGAATTCCCCAGGACAGGGGATTGGAAGGAGCGGCTTGACGAGCTCGAGATCCGTGAGATTGCCGAGCGAAACACCCTCGCTCCGAACGGGTACAATAACGAGACCGGCGGGAACCGGAACAAGGTGCTCCCCATGAGGACACCAAGGCGCTCATGAGCGCTGCCCGTTCAGGCGAACGTCATCCGATGTTCGGAAAGAACCACTCGGCCGAGACTTGTCAGGCTATTCGGGAGGCGCGCGTCAAGCCGGTCGAGCAATGGTCCAAGGACGGGTCCGAACTCCTCGGGACGTTCGGGTCAATCGACGAGGCTTTCAAGGAGACAGGTGCAGGCCACGGCACCGATGTCTGTAACGGGAGACGTACGTCGGTGGGCGGTTTCCTATGGAAATTCGTCGATGAAACCGACATGGAAACCAAAGAGGTCCTGAAATTCAGGAAGGTTCAGCAATGGTCCTTTGACGGCACTACTTTTATTCAAGAGTTCGACACTTTGAGGGCGGCGGCACATGCAACGGGAGCTGGTACGCGCGTGATAAGCAAATGTTGTAAGGGTGTCGCGCGCTCAGCGGGTGGGTTTAAATGGAAAGTTTTAATCTGAATTTTTTTCTTGGGCACTAGTACAAAGAGATCATGGGCGGTGGGCTGATGCAGTTGGTTGCTTACGGCGCACAGGATGTGTATCTGACTGGCAACCCCAAGGTGACCTTCTTCCAGGCTGTGTACAAGCGCCACACGAACTTCGCCATGGAGAACATCCAGCAGACCGTGAACGGCACCTCCGGCGACAACGGCCGTGTGTCCGTGACGATCGCCCGCAACGGCGACCTGGTCGGCAACATGTACATCGCTCTGAAGCCGCTCGCCGCCTCGCCGACCCTGACCCTGACG